TTCGTTAGACAGCCCGTTTACAAAGTCAATTTTATCGTCACCAATCATTTTTATCTCCCGTAGTTATATAAGATTTATCCCATATAATATAAATGACAACATATTGTCAACAAGAAAAAGAAAACCCCCAGAGCGGCATCACTCTGAGGGCTTCACTACGGGAATGTAAAGCTTGGGGGCTCTACAAAGACCTTTATATACGATTGTATGGGAATTGCAACATATAAATAGGCATAAAAGATGTTTTTTTCCAGATTGTTATGTGCAAGATTAAAATATGTACAACGCGGTCAATTCTGGGAAGATTGGTGAGTTGGTTTGCATGGTGCGCCTGATGAAACTGGGTGTAGCTTGCGAGATAGTACACATGGGCACCACGGACATCATCGCGCAGACAGAGGACGGTTTAATCCGCGTCCAAGTTAAGGCGAGCCAGTTCAAAAGGAATAAAAACGGGTCGGGGTATCATTTTTCTTTAGCATATGGCGGTAACAAACGCCCTTTGACTAAGGAAAACTGTGATGTCGTCGCGTTAGTGGCTTTGGATCGCGAGCGGGTGTTATTTAAGCCGGTTGAATGTTTAAAGGGGCAGCTAACCAAACGGTTCCTGCCCCAAAAGTTTGATAAGGATGATTTAGAACGACGGACTTGGGAATTTTGCCTAGATCAAGTTTTATTATAAACGCCCGTCATATATAGCTGCTTCCAGTTCTTCGTCGCTCATATTATCAAAGTCAAGATCCGTGAACCGCGGTTTATGTTTTGGTTTACGTGGCCTTACGGGTTTAATTTTAGGGGCCGTGGGCCGCGGATCGGGCTTTTCTTGCAGATATTCTAGGGTGCTATATTTATGTCCACACTCTAGGCATTTACGGTTTCGTCGGATTGTATCCCCGTGCGGTCTACTGTTATAGACTTTACTTTTCCCCTGACACTTCGGGCATATCACATTGCTCTCCCTGACAACACTCGTTGATATAAAGATGGCACACGGAGCATTGTACATGGCCGTGTACCTCAACAGGTTTTAGGTTTGTTTGGCAGCGCGGGCACTGGTTATTGTTTAACAGTTCTTGCATTTTACCGGCGTGTCCGAAAGGTTGATCAGAGACTAAGGGTTGGTACTGTAATTCCCTATTCGTCGGTCTCTTCACCTTCAATCTCCCCTGATCCGCCGCAAAGTTCGCATTCCATTAAACGGTCTTCAAGCCAGCCACCCCGCCAGTCCATTGGTGCGGGGACGGCGACTTCATATTCACATTGTCCCTCGCCTCCGCACTCTGGGCAAGGCTTCATTTTACTAAATGAAGCTTTTGGCCGTTCTTTTTCCGCTCAAGGTAATTCCTTTGATGCATCCGTGCGGTCTCTCGGTTGTTTACCTTCCAACTCCGTCTAGCGCACTTATTGGAGCAAAATAAACGCTGTTTTCCAACAAGCTTAGTTTTACATTGCTTACAATTTTTTCGGCCGTTTTTACGTTTTATTTCAGGCGTAAATGTAAAATCCAATCCTTCGTCCGGAGTAAATTGAACGCCCTGTCCAAAATC